CTCATACTAACTGTATCGTTAGTTAGTAGCACTAACCTGTTACCATAAATAAGACCAAACTTAATTTGTTTGCCTACAAAAGAAGGTACAGGATTACCGTAGTCATTGCCGGTAAGACGAGGAGCCCAAGACTCTGCTTCAATAGTAAAAGCATTAGTAGCAGTACTACGAATCTTGAAAGGCATGGTTGAAGTGGTAAACCCAGTAGAAGCTAACTGAGCTATGTATTTACCACCAGTTGCAATGGGATCACCGTTGGCATCAGTATCAATATCCCAACCACGAGCCTCTTCCCAGTAACCAGAACCAGCATTTACAGTTGATGAACCACCAGGTAAATTACCAGAAGAGGCAAACTTAACATAATAAGAAGCTCGTTCATCAATAGCATTAACAACCTTGACACGTCTACCAGGTCTAGTATAAGCAGCCAGCCTAGAGGAAGTACTAACTTCATCTTGGTAAGCAGTCAAGGATACACCTTGCACACCACCCTTAACTTCAATGGTGAATGGTGTCTGACCATCTTTACGTTCAATTTCCAAACTGTTGGAGTATTTATAGACATTATAATTAGTACCAACAGCTGTTTCGATAGCTGTCTTTAGACCGGCTAGAATTTCTTCAGAGTCAACAGCACTGCCACGTGCTTCTGCTGCCGCTAAATCAATAGTAGTAAAACTACAGTTAGTGCCATCAATCCAAACATTATAGGTCTGTTCATAATCAATACTACCAAGAATAACAGTAGCTCTAGTGCGAAGATAATAATTAGCTTTCGCAGCCATTGCTACTGTTTTTGTCTTATTAATTAAGTAGGTTTGATCGAGATAAGTAAAAGTCTGGAAGACAGTATGTAGATCAGTATTGGCTGGAGGTGTGATGTAATTTTGAACATCAGTATTTGTCTTACCAGTAATAGTAGCTTCGACAAAACTAAGCACACCAGCAGTATTCTGTGGTACGGTATTCCAAATACGAATGTTACCACTTTTAGTGATAACGCCTAGATACCGTTCATCATTATCACGAGAGATGGGAAACCAGAATCCATCCTTTAGATCATCAGTGGGGTCATCAACATAGGTAGCTAGAGTACCTAGAAACTGAGACCCACTCCTTTTCAAAAGACCATATGTAGGATCAGGGTATCCATTAATGATTTCATTTACTTGTCCAGGTTGTTTTTTAATATCAGTTTGCTTACTGACACCACCCAGAAAAGTTGGAATAAATTGAGTAACTGCTGCCATTAGAATCTCTGCAGAGTGTTATACGGTTGATAGCTTTGATAATAAGTACCTTGGCGTGGATAACCAAACATACTATAATCACCTTGATTACATTCATACTCCAGTGCTATAGCCCGTGCATAGGCTTCTTTTTGCTGGAGGATCTGATACTGTGCAGAGTCACCTACAAGCCTACTGGAGGCGACTGAGGCAGCCCTACAGGTAATGTAATCTTGAATGGGTGAGGGCAGATCTTCCCACTCCTGTAAGATGGTAATGTCACAATAAACAGTTTCATCCCATTGGTCAGTATGATTCATTCGGTCATACAGAAAACCATTCCTTTTCACTACATCTTTTTCTCTATAACCAATGTAGCGGGGATCATCAGAAAGATCAAGTTGTAGGATATTGTTAGGCCAAGGAATACGCTTATCAGAGTTAGGTGAATAAGACACATTAAACTCTTTATTAAACGTCCAACCTTCTCCTTGAACTTCTCTTGATACCTCCCAAAGGGTATCGTAAGCAATCGCAACGTCCGGGTTGGTTACTACAGTAACTTGGTTACCATTCTGATCAGTAATGGTTTCAGTATCGATGGAAGTCACAGGAGCCTGACCAACTGACGCCAGGATCTGATTGACAGCTTGCAGCTCAGTCTTAGAGCCAGTGGTAGAGTACAGCATAACAATGATTGTTAATTAAAAAAAAGGGGCTCCCGAAGGAACCCCTAGATAAGTGTAATCAGACAGCAGTGCGAGAAGCGTCAAGAGCAGGAGAATCTGCCTCAACACCAGAGTATGCAGTGCGGAAACCTTGGGTTTCAGAATACACAGTAGAAGCGTTCACTGCAGAGCCGTAGCCCTTAGCAGTTTTAGCAACAGAACGACGAACGGCATGGTTGTCAGTGACAGCCAGAGTACCGTTATCGCCATAGGTTGTGCCGTAAGCACCAGTAACAGTGCGAACAGCAAAATCAACGGTACCAGCAGCACCGTTGCCGCCAGCAGCGGTAGTAAGGTTAGCCATGAATTAAACCTCTAAATTAAACAGCATAAGGCAGGCGACCATCAGCGTCATTAGTCTTGACTTTGACAGCACGGATGCCTGTAGCAGCAGTAACGGTTCGACCATATTCAACGGGAGACAAAGGATTCAGAGTCTCCGAAGAAGCAACCGTACCAATAGCGTTACCCTCAACAAGGATAACGGAAGTTCCAGGAATAATAGACATAGGTCTATCTCCTTATCAGCGAGCCGACTGCAGCTCGATAGCAGCAGCAGGGTTCAGCCAATCAGCACCCATGGCAAGACGGCCGATGATCAGGTCGCCCTGATACATTGCCTTCACGTCACCACCAGTGGTCTGGATTTGGGGACCAATGCCTTGGACAACAGCAGCAGCATCACGCTGATAGATAAGACCGCAGCTGGTAGAGAAGTCACCGCTGTAATCGTTGTTCTCACCATTCACGCGAGCAACAGTACCAGCCAGGAAGGGCAGGTTGTTGGAGCGACGAATCTTGATACCAGCGATTTCATACAGACCCTCACCGCTGGTCAGGGAACCAGAGGTGTTACCGAAGTCACGGTTCAGGATGTTGGTGTCCACTTGGCTCACGAGAGCATAGTACTGACGCGGGGACAGCACAGCGGTACGACCAGCACGGGGCACATTCTTCTCATCTAGAATCGATGCGGCTTCAAAGAAGGCGTCAACTAGTGCTTGAGCATTATACTCGTTATTCTGACCCAGTTGGATCACAGAACCGCCGGGCTCAGGACCAGGAGCAGCAGTGATGGGGTGAGCAGTACGAGCAGACTTAGCGATAGTGCGGAACACTTTCTTGTCATAAGCTTCAGCAAGAGCATGACCGATCTTAGCGCTAATTTCAGAACGCAGGCTGTAGTGTGCCAGCGTTTCATCCAGGTCGTAAACGAAAGCAGACGACACCAGAAGGTCATCCATCAGGATGGTCTTCTCAGCCACCGGAGGGTCACCGCTTCCGAGGATCGGATTACCAGGGGTGTGGTAGTCTGCCGTCATACGGCCAGTATAAATAAATTGGAGGCTCTTTCCGTTGCGCAGAGTACGATTCTGCACGGTATCTTTAGCGATACATACGGACTCATAAGCCTTGATCATCTCACCCGAAAACAGTTTCAGGTAAGTGGCGTATTTGCCAGTAGTACTACCATCATTATACCCTTGAGAAAGGGCGATGGTTGAGGGGTTCTTATTAATAGAACCCTGAGGAGTCAATACAGTGTTAGCCACAATAGTTAAGAGAGAGTTGTTTACGTTCTCCCTAAGCGCTTAGGAATTCACACGAATAGACATGTGCATTCAATATAAGTTTTTTTGTCTGTCTCTCCAGACTGTCATGACTAAAGGGTGTCGGTCGTAACCGGCCAATAGTCAATAGTGAAGGGAGGGATCACACCTCCCCAAGCCGCACTAGCGGTTCACAGTTTTCGTGTACTTAACGCCACGATAGATGTAGGTAACTTTGATAGCCATAGTAGTAAGCTCCAATGCCTCTGCGCGTTCCAGCCTGAGGCGTACCCGTCCCCGAAGGGATGAACGTACTTAGCTTACTTCTTCTTGGCTGTCTTAGCTGCCTTCTTAAATTGAGCAGCCGTAGGAGCACCTTTGGCTCCAGGCTTCCTCATCTTTTCTCCACTACCCTTAGCGATACGTTCGCGTTTGGCGTGGATATTTGCATAGAGTCCAGGCTTAGCCATTTAGCATTTCCATTTACGAAGGGCTAGGGCTTTCCTAGTAGGTCTGCCCTTTTCATCTTTCATCGGACCTTTGACACCACCCATCCTAGCACAGAATGAACGCTTACGAGGACCACCTTCAGGCTGTGGTGCCTTTAGGTTAGATCCAGTGGCGGCATTATACTTACGACGGCCAGCAGCAGTCAGTCCTCCAGTTCTTGATTTGTGTTTGCCAATCTGTAGACTGACTGATTTCTTATTAGCCATTACCAAGTAGTGGGAGGAATACGAATGTTAGAAGTATTAGTAGCTGGGGTACCAGCAATACCACCACGAGGGCTAAGCTCAGTCAAGGTTTGACCTGCAGGATAAGCAAAAATAAAAGGTCGATTAAAATTGTTGCCAGCTGTATCCACATCATCAGGTGTGATGTAGTAGCTATTCAGTGTAAGGCTAGAAGGATTGTATCCCATGATTAACCAATGATAGGTGCTTTGTGTGTAGCAAGATCGAGTGGGAAGTTGTGAGCATTGCGCTCGTGCATTACCTCAAAACCAAGACCAGCTCGGTTAAGGATGTCTGCCCAGGTGTTAATCACCTGTCCCTCAGATGAGAGAAGCGATTGGTTAAAGTTAAACCCATTCAGGTTAAACGCCATTGTAGAAACACCAAGAGCAGCAAACCATATACCCAAAACGGGCCAGGCAGCCAGGAAGAAATGAAGGCTGCGGCTATTGTTAAAAGAAGCATACTGAAATATAAGCCTCCCAAAATAGCCATGAGCTGCAACAATGTTATAAGTTTCTTCTTCTTGTCCAAACTTGTAGCCATAGTTCTGAGATACCTCTTCAGTAGTTTCCCGTACGAGAGAGGAAGTAACCAAGGAACCGTGCATCGCACTGAATAGCGACCCACCGAACACTCCAGCGACCCCAAGCATGTGAAACGGGTGCATGAGAATGTTATGTTCGGCTTGGAAAACCAACATGTAGTTGAAGGTTCCCGAAATACCCAGAGGCATAGCATCGGAGAAAGACCCCTGCCCAAAGGGATAGACAAGAAATACAGCGGTTGCCGCTGCGACAGGTGCTGAGTATGCAACAAAGATCCAAGGGCGCATTCCTAGTCGATAGCTAAGTTCCCACTCTCGTCCCATGTAAGCATAGATGCCAATGAGGAAGTGGAAGACGGTAAGCTGGAAAGGACCGCCGTTGTAGAGCCATTCATCAAGTGAATTAGCTTCC